TTTGAGTATTTTGTCGTAAAGAGCAACACGGGTTTCCACGTCAGTTGCCTCTTCCAGGTCGGCGAACATCCCTTTAAGTGCCTTAGTTACTGAAAGTGCGCGGGCCCGGGTGAACACCAGTTCATCGAACAGCACCATGTCGGACGCATCATCCATGAGGTTATCTGCCTCAAGATACTTCGCATATCCACGGTGTCTTACGGCGTGGGTGTTACGGTCGCTAAACCGGGCAACGGGGTGAGGATTGCCCGATCTGCTGTTGCGTTTCGTTTCTGCCGAATTTGCGCAGTTTTTTTCAGAGTTTTTGGCGCATTTTTCATCGCCGGAACCCGCGTCATTGCAGGGTTCTTCATCTGAGATGTCATGATCGATTTCATGATCGGTTTTATGATCAATTTCATGATCGATTTTGCCCATTTTTATACGGGTTCTGGCGGTGTTGTAATTAATCTTTTTCTTCCGGCACCAGTCCAGTAATGTTATTCCCGTTTCGGCATGTTCGCGTCGGAATGCCTGCTCCAGCTTTTTCCAGTCCAGCTTTGCCATGTCACTTTCTGACGTCCTCTGTTAAAAACTGATGCACAATGGCCGCTGTGATTTTTCAGATTTCACACAGCAGCGCCATGTTTGATCGATATTTGTACAATGCGGTTGTTTTATCCGGTTTCTTCCACCACCGCACCGGACAGGCGGCTTCGCGGGAAATCGCTCCCATCTCGTGAAAAATGAGAAAACCCGGTGTGCATCGTTTTTGATTACCCCCGCACACTCACGCAGATAAGGTGGCTGCGGTCTCTGTTAATGCGGGAATACGGCGACGATACGGCGCATCAGCAAAACTTATTTCAGGCACTGAGTGCGGATATATTCCTGCGCCCCTTCCAGCTGCTTCTGCATTGTCATCAACCGTTCTCTGAGGATGAAATAATCCCGTTCAGCGGTGTCTGCCAGTCGGGGGCCGGTTGCATTATCCACGCTGGAGGTGCCGGTGGCTTCACGCACGGTACCGGGGCAGGTGGCGTTGACCCGCAGGCGCTTACGACCAGCGGCAACATCAGCGCGCAGAGTTTCAATTTCAGCTCTCGCATCGGCTAATTCCTTCGTGTATCTGGCATCAAGCGCAGCGACATCTCGCTGGCGCTGCTGCATGTCAGTAATAGTGGCATTCGCCAGTTTCAGCTCACTGACTTTTTTATCGCGCTGCGCTTTGTAGGTGATGGCGTTATCGCGGTAATGATTCAGCCCCAGACTAAGCACACCACAGGCTACCAGCAGGACAATAATCACCACACACAGAACACGGTTCATATCACCACCAACGGATTGCCCAGACCAGAACAGCAATGGCCACAATACGAATGGCAAATGCCATTGCCCGAATAAGTTCAGCACTCATCTTTTTAAAGTTCACGATTTCAGCGCAATGACCAGTTTTGCCAGCCCATACAGCATCGGAGACACAGCAATACCAACAGCCACCCACTTAATAGCAAAAGCCAGCGCTCTGCTGATGTCATCAGTCACTGTCACCCCAGCAGCCCCGACGAAGACAACATCACCCAGGCGAGGGACAGAAAAAGAGCAACCAGCATTAGTGAAAATGAAATACCGACAATCACACACAGGACCTTTGCCGGCGTTATGAGTTTGTCTGACATAGCTACCCCTTAATTGCCACAATTAACTGGGATACTACCCATAAAAAAGGGATGCTCCAGACCAGCAAAAATTTCCAGTTTGGTAATTGACTAATCATGAGTCGCAACTCCCTAATCAGTTTGCTAAAATCAATCAAGGCAGCCTCCCATAGCTTACTGCCATAAAAACAAAACCCCGCTTGCTGCCAACAAACGGGGTTTTTACTTTTATTCACTTACGTTTCGCCAGTTCGCAGGATTTCATGTTATCCGCCCGCGTGGCCATGCCTTATTTTTCAGCAAAATATTCTGCTTATCTGTCGATACCCCAGCACGCCAGCGCGCTCTCCTGGTCACGACGGGATACCTGACCGTAGCAGTTGTTTGAACGAATACGGCAGTCTCTGCCACCGTCCTTAATCCACCAGCGAATCGCCTCACATGCTCCCCTGCGATCACCAGCATTAATTCGTCTGTAAAACGTCGACGGGAAACACTTACCGGGACCAATGTTGTACGGACAGAATGACGCGATCCCCGCTTTCTGGGGTTCGGTCAATGGCACTTTGATGTTTTTCTCCACCCATGCCAGCGCCTTATCACGTTCGATGGCGTTAACCTGGTCGCATTTCTCCTTCGACAACTTCATGCCCGGGACGACAGGTTTACCATCCACCAGAATGGCACCGCGACAGATGGTCCAGATACCCGCGCCATCACGGTATGCCGTGGTGTGGTTACCTTCCTTTTCATCCAGAAACTGGTCGAGAATGTCAGGCGCAGGCGCACCAGCGGCAATCAGCGCCAGAACGGCAGCCAACAGGCCGTATTTGATTTTGGTGTTCATGGATATATTAAATATTCAGCCGCTGTCCCTGGCCCACTAAATACGCACTTTAAGATAAGTCAGCCCCGGATGAAGCCAGTAAGCCGGCACTTTTTTAAAGGGTGGAGTATTAAAATCACGAAGAAGAGCCTCCCGCACAATTGCATCCTTATCAGCACCACTGGCCAGCGCTTCAATCTCAGCGGCTACCTGAAGATATCCCATGCAACGGCCAACGCGCTTCATCAGCCCCTGCTTTTTATTGTTCTTCAGGTAATCAATGGCAAATTCAATGAACTCCTCACTGTGCTGGTGCGATGGAGGTGTTACTTTCCCATTTTCTGAGATGGTTATTTTCCCAGCATCACCGGATACAACAAAGGATGGCCGGTTACACTCCCATTCCAGCTCACTGAAATTATCATTATGAATACTGAAACACTCTGCGAGATTTCTGCTCATCACTTTCCGACAATAATCGTCAAACGCAGCAAACTGCTCATCGCGGCGTTTTTTTTCATCTTCAGAAGGCATCAGCGCCGACAGTTTTTTATTCAGTTCAGCAATTTCATTTTCCAGACGACTGAAGCGCTGATTCATTTCTTCATGGTTCATCACCTACTCTCCCCGTGCCGCCTTACGCCGGTCTTCTTTAATCTTGAAATACAGGTTCGTCAGGTACGTCAGCAGCCCAAACAGCAGACTCCCCAGCACGCCTATTGCCGCCCACTGAGACGGGGAAACCCTGTCCAGCAACTGAAGGAACCAGTAGCCCGTTCCCACCGCTGACGTGGTGTATGACACACCTGTTGTGATTTTTTCCATCTGGTACATACCCCGTCTCCCGCAATCCGGAAGCTCACAACATGAAAAAGGCCAGCAGCTGTTTACTGATGGCCCTGACTCCCCGTTACAACATCATGACCGATTCGGGTTGAGGTTCAGTCGCATCGGCGACCGGTGATTCAGGCTGAACTTCACCGCTCTCTGCGGGGGTATCTCCCGCTTCAGTCGCTGGCTCTGCCTGTACACCAAGCAGCTCATCCAGAATGGCATCCACTTCTGCATCAAGACGCGCCTCAAGATTCTGGCGGAGTTTTTGTTTCAGTGCGCTCAGGACTTCTTCAGAGCGCAGGACTTCCTTCACTGCCTCAGCAGTGACCAGGGATGTGATATCTGACATGGGATTTTCTCGCTGAAAGGGGTTGTTAAGGAGTAACGGGCTCTTCGGGTTTGCTTCCGGCTGACTGACTGGCGCTGATTTTCTCAGCGGCCCTTTTGTCAATCTGCCTGCGCCAGAAATCGCGCACTGCCCTGTACCCACCCGAAAGGAGATACAGCACACAGACCGCCGTACAGAAGTACAGCATTAACTGATGTATAAATGTCATAATTTCTCACCGTTATTGTTGACACCAGGAACTATTTTTGTTTAAAACATAGCCGATGTTCGAAATCTAATGTCCTACTTCCTCCATGGGGATTACCACCGCCAGCGCAACTGTTGTGGCTGGCGTTTTTTTTCAGAAGTTATGCAGCTGTATCAACGCTGTTTACTTTGACTTCCACCGTATCAATGAGCACAGGGTAAGTTTCAGCATTCGCTGTGATATCCGTAACAACAAACCTGTTGAGTTCATTAGCAGTATTGGTCCATTTCACCAGGTCGAAGGCCGCTCCATCCTGACCATCAAGCACCGGAGTAACATTAATGCTGTTACCGCCCTTAAATTTAAAGGCAAGCGTATGCCAGTCATGGTCGAACGCGCCAAACGTGCCAAGTTCTTTTTGTTGATTACCTGTATGATGGTATGCAACATCAATACTGGCTTTATCTGTCTGGACAAAGAAAGAACTCAGATAGCCTTCACCGCCCTCACCCGGCCATTCACCAGTTTTCCAGTACAGGCCAAAGGCATACTTGTTTTTGGTTGTTTCAAGATTGACGTTTTCGGGGATTTTAAACCGGACAGCAATTTCCCCGCCTTTTTCCAGTAAAAGTTTTGCCTTGTCTGCTGCAATATCACGGAACATGGACCAGGATTTTGTACTCTCCCGCTTCTCAATTCGCAGAGCTTTATTGCCGCTGTCATCAACCAGTGTGCGTCTGCCATCCATACCGTCCCAGCCATAAGGTTTCAGCTGATTGTCTGAAGCTTTTTTGGCATCGTAAAAAATTACAGACTCTGAGGTGGTAACCGGTCTGTCTGGAACAACCACCCCGGCAGTACCATTAACAAACGCAGAAGACTTACCCGCGCAGCTCAGAATCGCCGTTGCCAGACGGTCTGAAATAATTCCACGTCGTGCCCATGAACTGAAATGACTGGCCCTGTCCTGAGATGTCCAGGTGCTTCTGTCCGTTCGCCATTTTGAACCGTAATACCCGATATCCGGAATATCCGGGTCTTCTTCCGGTTTGTTCGTCGGCACATTCACCCCGTTCTCATCGGTCATGAACGGCACGAAATGGATATTCTTTTCCGTTTTGTTTTTATAGCTGCCGTACACCGTCTGGTACGTGGATTCGTTCTTCTGCTTCCAGAAATACGTCGTGTCTCCACATATCCAGGGAACACCGCCAGCAGAGCCACCGACGCACTGGCCTGCCATATCCGCCAGGTCTGCACGGAATTTATCAACCAGCGCACCAAACTGTGCTGCGTGATTTGCCGGCGTGCCGTCAAAATCAGATTCCCCCTGCATCCACACCACGGCAAACAGCACATTTTTCGGGTTCTTCTTCAGTGCCGCTTTTGTACGACCGATAAGGTCCTTATACAGCGGCTTGTCCACACCCCAGCGGGTTGAATTCTCCGAGGCACCACTCGCGTCACTGTATGTGCCATCGGTTCCGGT